GGTAATTGGACAGCTCGATATTTTCTTAGCGACAGTCAATATTTAATTAGGTAATTAACGCACTGTATGGCTACACAAAGAGAAGTTGCAGACCATTTGGACTTATCAGTCAAAAGAGTCTCAGAATTGATTAGAGATGGCATATTGCCCTCAAAAATGGGTAGAAGTCCACTCAACTTAGATGTTTGTAGAGTTGCTTACATCTCTTACCTTAGAAAACTAGGCGGATACAACAAAAGAAGTGGTACTGGTGATATTGCTGAAGAAAAAACTAAACTTACTGCAGCTCAAGCTAGAAAAGCTGAGTTAGAAGTAGAAGAGATGGAAGGAAACCTAATACCAGCACAATTAGTTGAAGATACTTGGGTTGATTATGTAGCTAATGCAAGAGCAAAGCTATTAGGACTACCTTCAAGAATCGCACATCAGGTGATTACAGTAGATAAATACGCTGAAGCAGAATTAATAATAAAAGAACAAGTGCATGAAGCACTAAACGAGTTAGCTCAAGATGGAATACCTCAAAAATATAGAAAAGGTGATACAGGAGACCAATCAGACTTGGACTCCACCACCCAATCTGAAGATAAGTAACTGGGCAGATACCTATAGAAGACTATCACCTGAATCTTCAGCAGAAGCAGGTCAGTGGAGAACTGATAGAGCACCATTCCAAAGAGAGATAATGGATTCTTTTAACGACCCTGATATTCAAAGAATTGTATTTATGAAGTCTGCTCAGGTTGGTGCTACCGAAATTTTATTAAATGTTATTGGTTACTACATAGACCAAGACCCAGCACCATTACTGATAATGCAACCAACACTTCAGATGGCTCAAGCATTTAGTAAAGATAGATTGGCTATGATGATTAGGGATTCTGAAAAGATAAGGGATTGTGTAAAAGACCCAAGAAGTCGTGATTCAGGTAATACAGTTTTATCTAAAAAGTTTGCAGGTGGTAATCTAAACATTGTTGGTTCTAATTCAGCATCAGGATTAGCATCAAGACCAATAAGAATTGTTTTAGCAGATGAGTGTGATAGATATGAATCATCAGCAGGTGCTGAAGGTGACCCAATATCACTTGCTACTAAAAGGACTACTACCTTTTGGAATAAGAAGATTTATTTATGCTCTACTCCAACAATAAAAGGATTATCAAGAATAGAAACAGCTTTTGAAGAATCAGATAAGCGTTACTATCATGTGCCTTGTCCTGAATGTAATCATAAACAGGTTTTAAAATGGAAAAACGTAGTTTGGGAAGAAGACAAGCCTGAAACAGCCAATTACGCATGTGAAGAATGTGGTTCTATTATTGATGAGTCTAAAAAGCAATGGATGTTAAAACATGGTGAATGGATAGCATCAGCACCTAAGTCAGATACAGCAGGATTTCATATATCTGAGCTATATTCAGTTTGGTCAACTTGGGCGGACATGGCTAAATCATTTCTTGAAGCTAAAAAGAATCCTGAAATGCTAAAGACTTGGATTAACACTGCTTTAGGCGAATCTTGGGAAGAGCAAGGCGATGCAGTTGAATATGAAACATTACTAGAACGCAGATTAAACTATGACTACACAACTATACCTGAAGATGTTTTGGTATTGACTGCTGGTGTTGATACGCAGAAAGATAGATTAGAACTACAATTAGTAGGATGGGGTAAGAATTACGAAGCATGGGTATGTGACTATAAGATATTTTGGGGTGACCCAAATGCTCAAAACGTATGGTCAGACCTAGATGCTTATTTAAAAAAACGATTTAAAACTGAATCTGAAAGATTAATACCTATATCATGTTGCACTATTGACTCAGGTGGACATCATACGAACATGGTTTATCAATTTACTAAACCAAGACAAGCTAGAAGAATCTTTGCAATCAAAGGTTTATCTCAAGCTGGTAAACCAATAGCTAACAGACCTACATTTGTTGGTAAAAATAGAGCTGTACTTTATGGTGTTGGTACAGATAGTGCAAAAGAAGCTATATTTGCTAGATTATCTACTGAACCTGATAGTACAACCTTGCATTTTTGCTCAGACCTTGATGAGGAGTACTTCAAACAACTTACAAGTGAAAAAAGAATCACAAAGTTTGTAAGAGGTAGAAAATCACTGGTTTGGAAGCAAGTAAGACCAAGAAATGAAGCATTAGATACCTTAGTTTACAACTTTGCTGCTATTTACATCCTGAATCCCAATTATGACTCTATTGAAAACAAAATACTTACCCAAGAGTCACAACCGCAACAAAAAAGGCAAAATAGACCACAAAAAGGCATAAATAGAGGAAATTTCGCTACTTCTTGGAAATAATCGCACTTTTTTTACTAATTTAGCAAATAATTGTTGATATAAATATATAAATATATATAATAGGTAATATGTTAAACAAAAAGGAGTCAAACATGGAAAAATTTAAAATAGGTCAAAAAGTTATTTTAAATTGCAAAAACTTTGTTGCAAAAAAACATTTAGATGATGATGGTTGGTTTGGTGTTTATGGAACTATAACTGGATTTACTAATAAAAGAATTAAAGCAGTTAATGATTTAAGAGAAACAGAAGGTTTTTATAAACCTGAAAATGTACAAATAATTAACTAAATCCCACCCAAAACCACAAAAGGCTCTTAATTGAGCCTTTTTTATTTTTTCCCTTTTTTATATTGACAATACCCTAATAAACCTTAGTGTTAGATGTAGATATATCTAAAACATTTATGAGGTTTTTGCTTGAGCAACAAATTTGATTCAACAAACTATCCATCTCAAGTTCCTACTGAGTTACAGTTGGGAGACTTTTGGGCATGGAAAAGAGACGATTTATCAGAAGACTATCCAGTAGCATCTTATTCATTATCTTATGAGTTCAATTTAATTGATGGGTCTACAGCTTCTAACTTTACACTAGAAGCTACTGAGTCTAATGATACTTACATTATAGAAGCAAGTAGCACATCTTCTTATACAAAAGGTAACTATAACTGGGTTTCTTATATAACAAGAACATCTGACTCAGCAAGAGTTAAGTTAGAAGAAGGGTTTGTAGAAATACAAGATAATTATGCTACCACATCAGCTTCAGTTAGAAGTCATGCAAAAATTGTTTTAGATTCAATAGAAGCTGTTATAGAAAATAGAGCAAACATTGACCAATCATCTATGTCTATAGCTGGAAGGTCATTATCAAGAATGTCTGTAGACGAACTTTTAACTTTTAGAGCTAGATATAAAGCTGAATACTTAAAAGAAGTTAAACAATTAAGAATTAAAAACAAAAGAGGGTCAGGAAATACACCCAAGGTAAGGTTTGTAAAATAATGGCATGGTATAACAGAATATTAGGCATTAATGAGCCTAAAAAGAAAAAAAGACAAGCATATAGAAGAAGTTACGCTGGTGCTAATACTGGTAGACTGTTTGCAGATTTTATAACCACCTCAACTAGTGCTGATGCTGAAATAAAAGATAACATAAGAATATTAAGAGATAGAGCAAGAGAGTTAGCAAGGAACGATAGCTATATTGCAAGATACCTTAACCTGATGGTATCTAATGTTATCGGTAAGCATGGCATAAGAGTTAGTAGCAAAAGTCGAAATGACAATGGTTCATTAGACCTTGCTGCTAACCAGCTCATTGAGTCAGCTTGGAAGGAATGGTCAAAGGTTGGTAATTGTACAACCAATGGAAGGTTGTCATTCTTAGATTGTCAAAAGATATTTATTGAATCTTTATGTAGAGATGGTGAGGTCTTAATAAGAAAGATAAAAGACAGTAATTCTCCTTTTGGTTTTCAATTACAGTTTTTAGAAGCAGACCACTTAGATGAGAACAAAAACGATGTCTATAAAGCCACAGGTAATCGTATCAAGATGGGTGTTGAGGTAGATAAATATGATAAGCCAGTGGCATATCACTTATACAAAGACCATCCATACGATAGGGTTTACTTAGCTCAAGCACAACACATTAGAGTTCCTGCTGATGAGATTATCCATGCTTACCTACCTACTAGAGCAGAACAAACTAGAGGTGTTTCTTTGGTTGCTACAGCAATGGCTAATGTGAAGATGTTAAATGGTTACTTAGAAGCAGAAATAGTTGCAGCTAGAGTTGGTGCATCTAAAATGGGTTTCTTTACTTCACCTGATGGTGATGGATATGTTGGTGATGGTGAATACGAAGATACCTTTAATCCAACAATGAACGCACAGGCTGGTGTATTTGAACAATTACCTCAAGGTATGGACTTCAAAGCATTTGACCCTACACACCCAACATCTGCTTTTGATTCATTTACAACAAGTGTACTAAGAAGTATTGCATCAGGTTTAAATATTTCTTACCACTCATTATCTAACGACTTAACTTCAGTTAATTACTCTAGTATCAGACAAGGTGCTTTAGAAGATAGGTCTATGTATCAGATATACCAACAATTTGTTATTGAGCATTTTGTGAACCCAGTATTTCAATCTTGGTTAGAGATGTCTATATCCACAGGTTACATCAATCTACCAATGGGTAAGTTTGATAAATTCTCCAACTCAGTAAACTTCATACCTAGAAGTTTTGCTTGGATTGACCCATTGAAAGAAATGCAGTCAAACGTACTCGGATTACAAAATGGAACAATAAGCTATTCAGATATTGCTGCAGCTTATGGTAGGGATACTGAAGAACTATTTGAACAACATCAAAAAGAGATAGAACTAGCTAAACAATATGGTATTGAACTAGCCTATCAACCATTTGGTGCTAAATTGCCAGTAGAAGCCAATATACAAGGCGGAGATAACGAAGATGAGTAATCCTACTCAGGGCATGAAAGAAGAAGCTCAGAGAGGTTTAGATTGGCGTGAAGAGCATGGTAGAGGTGGCACTAGGGTTGGTGCTGTAAGAGCAAGACAAATAGTAGCTGGTGAAAATCTATCTGATGAAACTATCAAAAGAATGTATAGCTTCTTCAGTAGACATGAAGTAGACAAACAAGCTGAAGGATTTAAACAAGGTGAAGATGGCTATCCTTCAAATGGCAGAATAGCATGGGCATTATGGGGTGGTGATGCAGGTTATTCTTGGTCAAAAAGATTAGTAGAACAAATGAAGAAAGAACAAGAAAGAGCAGTATCAGGAAAGGCTCTTGAAATGATAAAGAATAAAGTTGAAGAACATAATGAAGAAGTTGGTGATGCTAAAACCAAAAGAACTAACGTATCTACATTATCAAAAGTTTATGAAAGAGGGATTGGTGCATATAAAACCAATCCAGCTTCAGTCAGACCATCGGTTAGTAGTCCTGAACAATGGGCAGCAGCTAGAATTAACAGTTTCTTATTTGCTTTAAGAAA